CATATGAGCAAAACCTGGCGCAATGTATAGGCCGGCCGCAGAGCGCGTGATTTTTATTCATATTCCTGATCCCAGATCCAACTGTCTATGTAAGAGTACTCTTACAAAATACGCACTATGCATAGTACGAATCAATTGGATCAGGGATCAGGTGTAATTGCTATTCTCCCGCGTTAACCAGAGTAAGCATCACACAACCTGATCCCAGATCCATTGAACAGTCTCATCGGCCGTATTAGTACAATGGATCAGGGATCAGTTGCTGTCCTGTGCAGGTCGGCATGACGCAAGCGATTACATACCATGTAGAATTCCCAGCGTAAGACCTGTACTATAGCGGTTAATTTCCCGCAGTTACAACATCTGATCTCAGATCTATTGGAATGTGGCTTTCTCTGGGTGTTAACAGAGGCCTCCCGCCAATCACAGTTGCACCTGTGCCAATAGATCTGAGATCAGAGCTTGTAGCTTGAACCCTTACATTTTATATAAATATAAAAAAATTTTTTTTCAATCTCAGGTTGTATCTTCTTTCTGCAACTTGCAGTTGCGTTTTTTTACTGCCAACTGCAAGTATGCTTAAATGTTATATTAAGTTTTTTTAAATAATATAAAATAATATATAATCCCATTGACAAAGAATGTCAATAGTGTAAATTAAAAATAATGCAAAATAAAAATAAAAAGGAGAATACATGAGTAGAATACGATTAAATCAAGAGTATAGAAATAAGATTGCCAATAGAATGAGAGTACATTTAGAGGCAGAAGATACTCACGAAAAAGAAACTTATGACAATTTAAAAGGCGACCAAATTGACATAAATGACAATGCTTGGAGAATTGCTGAAGAAATAGTTAGACGACATTATACACCAAGTGATGTTGAAAAAGCATACTACCTACAAAATAAATTTGAGAATGTGAACACTATTGCAAAAGATAGTTGTTTTCATTTTCATTATTTAGGCAAAAAGGAAACAAGAGATTATGACAATAATCTTAAAATTGAGGAGAATGTACCAATAGAAAAACATTTTGACTTCCGATTAAGTGGGAGCATTGATACTGAAAATAATTCTTCTCATTCAAGAGGCGACAATGAATATGGTTATGCTTTGTTTAGAGACGAGTTAAAAGCACAAGATAATTGCAACCCAGATATTTTGATTGAACAAGAGGGCAAAGAAAATAACCCACATTTAACAAAATTTAAAGACGCAAATGACAAATATCTTGGAGATGATGACAAGGGTTATGGCAAAGAATGGAATGAGAAGTATCAATTAGATTTAATCGGTAGGGAGTATTGCCGAGATAGAACTTTACTTTGTTCAGAACAAGAGTTTATGATGTTGCAAGATTGGAAAATTGCAAAAGGTAAATTTGTAATTGCACATGGTAAATGGATTAAATCTATTTTAAACCAGATGAAAGAAATTAAAATCGGTTTAAAAGGTTATAAATATTTAGACGAGGCGATTGAGTTATCAAAAGAACTTGGTTTGAATATGAATGACGCAGAAATAATCAGAACAAACTCAACTGGGCTTGTAATCTATAATCCTAAAAATCTAGCAGATAGAATAAAAGGAATGAAGAACAATAGACCTAAAACTCAAGCAGAAAAAATAGCCGAGAGAATGGCTTATATGGCACAATCAGAAGTTGCAAATTAATTTTTTCTAACTATTGACTGTAGTTGTTTTCTCCTGTATACTCCCACTAATTAACATACAGGAGAAACATGACAATAAAAAACATATACAACATGAAAGACAATCAAACTTTCATAATCAAATACACTAAACTAGATGGAGAGGAAGTTGTTAGAAATGGCAAATTCATCATTGGTAAATGTGGTGAGTGGGTTTCTAAAACAGGACACAAACTTTTTACATATTTTGATGTTGACCAGTCTAGTGCAATGGGTGGAGATAGATACAGATGTGCTAGAGATAATTGGGAGATAAAATAATGGAAAAACTAAAACTAGAAATCATAAAAAAAGTTATGATGTTAGATACTCTTAAAGAAGTTAAAAATATGCGTGAGAATATTTGTGACGCAATTTCAAGAGAGTGTGAGTTGGAAGATAAGAACGAACAAGAGTATGAAAAATGGAAAGCAAATCAACTTAATGTTTAAAGATTTGTTTTTGATAATTTTAGGCGTGATAATTTCTCACGCCTATTTTTATTGGCAAGATTATAAAAACAAAAAAGAAATAAAAAAACAAGAGAGGTTAAATGCAATTAAATAATGATGAGGGCAACATTGGAATTATTACTAATGAAAGAATAATTGAAAACTTACAAGAAGATAAAAAAAACTTATACAAAGTAGTGGACAAGTTAGAACAAAGAATTGCAACACTTGAAAAAGTTTTGCAGAGCCATGCAAAAGTAATTGGAGAAATAAGGGAGAAAAAAGATGAGTGATTATAATTGGTGTCATAATCCAGATTGCCATAAGATTGAAACTCAATCAAGGGTGCGAGGAACTGGCGACAATAAAGTTTTAAGAACTAGAAAAATAAGAGTAAGAGATTTTTCTGGTTATCATTGGTTTCAAGGTTGGGAAAACCATTTCTGTAATGTTAGTTGTTTTTTTCAATTTATGAAAGTACATTATCAAGAGGTAGTAAATATTGCCCCTGTTAAGAAACCAAGTGAAACTCCAATTCAAGTTGTTACAACAAAGTCGCAAGATTATAGAATGAGATACAATGGCAATGATTATGAAAAAGTACCATTCACATCAACAGCAACAACAATCACATTAAAGAACACTTGACCGAAGAACAGTACAATGATAATAATTATATATTAAATACAGGAGAATAATGAAAACAAAAAAAGAAAAAGCATTTGGCAATTCAAAATCTTTTGGCAAAGATATTTTATTTCCAAAACATTTAACACCGAAGATAATCCACTCGGCTTTGTTTATTCATAATGCAGATTGCAAAGAAGAAACAATTAAACGAGTTGAACATTGTGCAAAAGAAATCGGAGACGAGTGCATGAGTTATGCAATGGCTTTGTTAGTGTTGCCAACTCTAATGAATAATATGCAACAATCAGATGAATATAAAACTTGGCAACAATCTAGGATTAAAACTTTAAACTAACTAAAGAACTCTTACCAATAAGAGTGTTACCTGTGACGAGGCGTCTTGCGACGCCTCGTTTTTTTTTTAATCCTAGCTTATCCTATGCAAATACTGCATACCTAAAGCTATGCAGTTTAATCATCAAGTATAGGTTGAATTTTTTTTCTTAATAGAGGTACCACTTCAGGTTGTGCACAGCTTGAAAACTATCGGGCCCACCCCCCCAAACCAAAAAAAAGGGGTCCCAATCTTACCCTTTATTGCTTAATTCAGACGGTTATGGTAAGGTTTTTTTCATTTCGGGTTTTATATGAATAATGCAAAAAATATTATAAAAAATTTATCGACAGAAGAAGCCAACGAATTAGCCAGCATAGAACTTGACGAAGCATTGGACCAAATGCAGGATTTGGTTAAAAATGATTTTTTAAATTTTGTAAAATATATGTGGCCTGAATTTATTGAAGGTGAACATCATAGACTCATTGGTGAAAAGTTTAATGCCCTGGCTTCCGGTAAAATTAACAGATTAATCGTGAACATGCCTCCAAGGCATACGAAATCTGAATTTGCGTCCTATTTACTACCAGCATGGATGATAGGTAGAAACCCAGCTTACAAAATTATTCAAGCAACTCATACAGCAGATCTTGCAATTGACTTTGGTCGTAAGACAAAGAATCTTATTGATGAGCAAAAGTACGGAGAAATGTTTAACACTAGACTTCAAGAAGATTCCCAGGCAGCTGGAAAATGGAAAACCCAGCAGGGCGGAGAGTATTTCGCAGCTGGTGTCGGCGGAGCGATCACAGGTCGTGGTGCTGACCTTTTAATTATTGATGATCCCCACAAAGAACAAGATGTAAGAGCAGATGGTAAGTCTTTTGATAAGGCGTGGAACTGGTATATGGCAGGTCCAAGACAACGTCTTCAACCTGGTGGTAAAATTGTTATTGTAATGACTCGTTGGTCTACTAAGGACCTAACTGGTCAACTTGTTCAGTCAATGTCCTCTGAAGATGGTGATAAATGGGATGTGGTTGAACTTCCAGCTATCATGCCAAGCGGCGAACCCGTATGGCCCGGTTATTGGAAATTGGAAGAATTAGAAAAAACAAAAGCCTCGATCCCTGTTTCCAATTGGAATGCCCAATATATGCAGCAACCGACTGCTGAAGAAGGAGCCATTATCAAGCGTGAATGGTGGAAAGACTGGACACATAAAGAGCCACCTAAAATAGAATATACAATTCAAAGCTACGATACCGCTTTTATGAAAAAAGAAACAGCCGACTTTTCGGCAGTGACCACTTGGGGTGTTTTTCATAGAGAGGACACTGGTCATAATATAATTTTACTAAGTGCGTTTAAAGACAGGTACGAGTTCCCTGAACTACGGAGAGTTGCTCAGGAAGAGTACATGTACTGGCGTCCGGACATGGTTATAATCGAGGCCAAGGCATCAGGGATTCCTCTGACTCACGAGCTTCGGCAAATGGATATACCTGTAATTAACTTTACACCGTCGAGAGGCAATGATAAACACGTAAGAGTGAACTCAATCGCTCCTCTTTTTGAGGCGGGGAAGATTTGGGCACCGAAACACGAACACTTTGCGCAGGAAGTGATCGAGGAGTGTGCGTCGTTTCCATATGGCGATCATGATGACTACGTCGATAGTACGACACAAGCGATCATGCGTGTAAGACAGGGAGGACTCGTTCCGCATCCCGAAGATTACAAAGAGGAAAAAATTGTAAGGAGTAATCAATTGAAATATTATGGCTAGACGAATTATTATCGAAGAAATTTTAAATCTCATTAAAGGTCTTGGTGGAAATCCCCAAAAATTTATGGGAACTAAAACCAATATTAATTTTTTAGGAAAAGGACCGAAACAAGCCCTGTTCCAGGGTCAGATAGACATAGATGGCTTAATGAACTCCGGGTTTCCTCTAGAAAGAGTTATTGGCGAAGCGGAAACGGCTGGAGGCTACGCGGTTGCAAACAAATTAAACGATATTCAACTACAACGTCTAAAAGACAATTTAATTACGCTTCAAAAAGCTTATAATCCACCTGCGAACATCACAGATATGGCATCAAGAACCGGGGATCTGACACAAGAGGGTTTAGGATCTTTAAGAACAACTCAAATGTTGGAACAACAGAGACCTTTATTTGATCAAGTAGGAAAACTAGCCGAAGCAGAAAGTGCTGCTATGAGAAAAGCGGGACTAGATCCTTCTAAGCAAGCTGATTTTTTTAAATGGGAAGAAATTAAAAAAAGTAGAGGGGTGGGATCAATTTCTGATGATTTAGATGCAGAAGAAAATCTTTTACCGACGGGTGGTTTAATGACTCGTATTAGCGATCGGATGAAAAAAATTCAACAAATGTCCGATGAGTTAGGACAAGTTGGTAAAGGCGAGGTTGACAAAGCTGGAACGTATGAATTTATAGATCCTACCGCTGAAAAAGCGTCCTATGCAAGCAGATTTAATCCAAAAAATGAAGTTCATGTTCAAAAAGCAGAAGCACTTTTAAAAGATCCGCAAATCAAAGGTGTTTATACCGAAGCAGAAGTAAAAAACGCTTATGATTTTGAAGGTTTGTACCAATCTCATTTTGATAAGGGCCATGTAGACGTTGCGAGGCTTTTAGAGCAGGAGGGGCACAATATTCCGCAGATGAGAGCATCTGCTAGAGACGCATTACTACTATTGATGAAAAAAGAAGGTCAAACAGGGAGCGGTTTAAGAGATTTTGTAAAGGAAATAGACTTTAAATACATTACTGAAGGCGGAGGAGGCCGAGAAGGTGATCCGATTAATTTATTTGTAAAATATTTTGGAAAAAATGCTACAGAAAATTTGCCGAAAAATGCGACTAAGGAAAATATCGACGCATTTACCGATTTTATTGTAAACGCTAAAGATTCACGTGGAAGAGGCATTAACGATCCGTTTTTTGACAGAGAAGCTATAGATTTTTCAGAATTTACGGTTAACAGACCTTATGGTTTGGGTACTGACGATATTCCTTTTGCAAGCGGTGGCAGAGCTGGTTTTAAATGGGGATCAGGTTTATCTAAAACTTTACTAAGAAAAATTAATAAAAAAGTGATTAAAGATGCTGTCGACGATATTTTTCCAACGGGTGATTATAAATATGATGCATCAATGGCGGCAGAAGCTTTAGTTGAAAATAATCCTAAACTTTTTGGCGGTAAACTTCTGGATGATCTTACTGATCGTGCTCAGACGGATGTTTATGGTTTAGTATTAGACGAAGTCCAGATGAGGTTTGGGTTGCAGGTTAGAAAAAACATGGGAATCAAAAGTTTAATAAAAGGTGTTGATGAAAAATTTGGTGAAGGAACACTTCAAAGAGCATCCGATTTACCCAAAGGAACTAAATATGAAACTCTAGAAGCTGTTAAAGATTTTGAAACAAGAAACAGAACCTTTTCACCAAATAGAGAAAAGATAAAAGCATACTATCAAGGTAAAATTGATGATGAGCTTTTAGATAAGATATTGGCAGATAATGATCCTCAAAGAGTAGCAGAAATTTTAGCAACGATCGATGAAGCGTTGTTAATGCAGGAACGAGGCATGGGCCCAGAAACAATTATGCAAACTCTTAAAGATTCCTGGGGAAGAAAGCCAAGTGCATCTGGTGGTCTAGCTAAGATTCTGGAGGTCTAATGGCATTAATAACATGGCAAGACTTATTAGACCGAGCTTCGAGGACCACAGGAGAAAGTCCGATAATAGCCAATTCTACAGAATATAAAAAAGCTTTTGATTATTATATTAACAAATGGCGTTCGGGTGATACACACCAAAAGATTCAATATAAAAACCTGCCTAAAAAAGCTCAATTAAGCCGGATTATTAATTTAATTCAATTAAATTTAAAAGCTAATAAGGGAAAATTTGCACCAGGAATAGGCTATAAGAGTATCAATATAGATCCAAAACTTAAATGGGATGTGCTAGTTAAAAAACCTGGTTTTAAGAACGAGTTTGAAAGTTATTTAAAAAGAAGTGAGAGTGCTGGAGTACAGGCTATTGCTAAAAAGAAAATTCCTTTAAAAGATAAATATAATGCCTTGGACCACTGGCAAAAAACCACTGCAAGAAAAGCTGTTGACGCCAAGCTCGTAAGAGGAGGAAGGATTTCTATGAGTGAATTTGCTCCTCTAACAAATTTTAAAAGGCAGCACCTTTTGCAGATGATAAACATGTGGGATAAACCTTTTCCTAAACTTAAGGCGGATGGTAGTAATCTGAGGGAAATACAGCTTATTGCAAGGGCGAAGGATTTTAAGGAATTTTTTAAAGATAATAATATTGAAGTTTTTAGAAAACCAAAATATGTAACTAAAAAACCCGGTTTGATTAAAGGGGATGAAAGAGCCGGAAACATTTTTTTTACGGATGTAACAAAGAATAAAGCTAAATTAAAGGCTTTAACTGGTTTTTTAAATTTAGGTCAAATTCCTTCTTCGAAGATAAGAAATCAAGCGGTCCAGCTTTCAAAAGATCATCCGCTTTATGAAGATACTGGTAGAAATTTTAGAAAATTTCTTGAGGCGGCCAAAAAAAATATTAATACAACAATTGAAGGTTACAATGATAAAGGACTTAGAAAATTTTTAACAGAACATCCAAAACTATTTAAAAATGCAACTGCAATGTTCGATTCTGGGCGCGGTAGAATTATTTATGCTGACATAAATAAATTAAAAGAGATGGACCTATCCAAACTTCGACAGAATCTTAAGCTTGAGGTTGAGCATAATAGAGCGATTGGGGATTATTGGAAAAACCTTACCAAGGACGGTAAAATTAATGCTAAAAATAGATTATTATTTGATGCAGAGTTTGGCCATAACTTATCACTAGATACTGGTCAATATAATAAATCCTTAAAAAGAAATTTGACTAGTTGGATAGAAAGTCCACTTAATGCACACAAAACCACTCAGATCGATGCTTTAAGTAAAGAGATGGCTAATCTTGGTCATCGTTTTTATGCTGGGGGAAAATGGAGAGGAAGAGAAATAGAAATTAAACCAGGATATCGAGATACAGTAGTTAATTCATGGAGACAAGCTATTCAGAGAAGTACGGGCCTAAAATGGAGCGAGTTACTTAAAGATCGTACACTTGCAAACTCATTAACCAAAGCTATGGAGGATGTTGCTTTAAATCCTAAACAGTTAAGGATGATAGGCGATATGTTTGGGTGTCCACGAACTTTTAAATCTTATGAGGAAGGAGGAAGAGTTCGACTGCAAGCAGGAGGACAAGGTCTTGAAGCTTGTGTAAGTACAAAATTAAAACAACCTGGGGCTATGGAGAAAATTGCAGCACTCCCTGAAGAAGTTGGTGGCGCGTTAGGTAAATTAAAAAATATATCCAGGGGATTTTTAGGGGCACTCGGAAGATTTGGCCCGACAGCCGGTAAGTATGGAGCAATAGCTGCATTGGGTGCAGTTGCTCAGCCACTCGTTAAACAATTCATGAACGACGATCCTTTTACTTATTTAACAGATCCGGATCAACAAGCAGGAATGCTAGAAGCATTGATCGAAGGAGAAAGACCAAAACCTCCAAGTGAAATTTTGGACTGGGGTAGTACAGCAGGAATGGTAGGTGCTACAGCAGCCACGGTCCCTGGTACCGGAGCTATGTACAAATATCGAAGAGGCCTGTTAGAGAAAAAAATACCTAAAGCGGGTCCGTTTACTGAAAAAGGTATTGGTCCAGGCTCTACTACGATAGGGCCTAGAGGAAAAGGATACGGCGTACCTCGAGCAGCCATGGGTCCAATAATGAAATACATTTCAGGGATGTATACTCCTGCAGGACTCCTTGCTCATGAACCATTACGAATTGCACAAATGAGAAGAGAAGGAGAGAGCTGGGGAGAAATAGCTAAGAGTCCAACGTTATGGATGGGACCAGCATTCGCTGATACGATGACAAAAATTGCAACTGCTGGAATGAAACCAGGTTCTAAATTAGCTAGAGCTCTAAGTTTAGGAATGAGTAGACCCATGTTAAAAACAGTTTCAAGAAGATTCGGAATGCCGGGACTTGCACTATCAGCAGGACTATCGGGTTATGATTTATGGAAAGATTATAAAAAGAAAAGAGGCTTCTTTGCACGGGATGAGGAATAATTATGCTACCGATAGTTGCAAGAGGAATAGCAAGTTTAGCCAGTCGAATGATTGCAAGAAATCCTCGACTTGGAAAAAATTTACTTAGTCTTTTTAATAAAAAACCTAAAGGCATTGCCGTGTATCGTGGAGAGCCATGGAAAACTAGATCGACGTTAGATCAGATGGCAAAGATGATGTATGGTACAGGAACAGGGGGACAATCTAATAATCCTTTGAGGTTTGGAGCAACGGGAAGATGGTTTACACGTAATCCTAAAGGTGCAAGACTATATGCTGGACTAGCAGAACCAGGTCGGATTAAAAAACTTGTTTTATCTCCTAAAGAATTAAAAATAGCTGAAAAACTTAGTAAAAAATTACATAACGTTGAAGATAGGGGCCAAAGAGGATATGGACTTGTTGTTCCTAAAGGAGCACTCCCAAGAGCAAAAACAGATTACTTACAAACTTTTATTACTAACTTTTATAAAGCTATTGGTAAAAGAGGTCTTAAAGATGGAGGTCTCGCGCAGATTCTGAATGTATGATAAATAAAACATTAACTAAAAACATGAAACATGTGAAATGGAAGGAAATTCCACCTGTAAAAGGACCTAATTCACAAGGGTTGAATGTTCCTGTAAAACAAGCTAAAACATTGGAGAACTCGAGGAAAATAAATGGCAGACATAGACAAAGCTCTACCTAACGTAGAGCAAACGATAACACTTCCACCTGAAGAAGAAATCATTGCTCAAAAAGAAACGGGAATAACTCAAGTTAGTCCTGATGATGTTAAAGTCGAGCAACAAGATGATGGCAGCGTTGAAATAAATTTTAATCCGAATGCGGTTAATCAACCGGGCGGAGAAGGCCATTTTGACAATTTAGCAGATTTACTTCCAGATGATGTCTTAGGAAAACTCGGTTCTGAATTAAATGAAAATTATATGATGTATAAATCTTCCAGAAAAGACTGGGAAGATACTTATACTAAAGGTTTAGATCTTTTAGGATTTAAATATGAAAATCCAACACAACCCTTTCAAGGAGCTTCCGGTGCCACGCACCCGGTCCTTGCAGAGTCTGTAACACAGTTTCAAGCACAAGCTTATAAAGAATTGCTGCCAGCAACAGGTCCTGTTCATACCCAAGTAATGGGCAGACCGGACCGACAGAAAGAAGATCAATCTGTTAGAGTAAAAAATTTCATGAACTATCAGCTCATGGATGTGATGAAGGAGTTTGAACCCGAGTTCGATCAACTGCTTTTTTATCTCCCTCTCGCCGGCTCTGCGTTTAAAAAAGTTTATTACGATGAACTTTTGGGCAGAGCCGTATCAAAATTTGTTCCGGCAGATGATTTAGTTGTCCCATACACTGCAACTTCACTTCAAGACGCAGAAGCAGTTATGCATACAATTAAAATTTCTGAAAATGACTTAAGAAAAAAACAGGTAGCAGGATTTTATAGAGATATAGAACTAAAACCTGGTTATGATACAGAATCAGAAGTTAAGAAAAAAGAAAGAGAATTAGAAGGACTTAAAAAAACTAGAGACGAAGATGTTTTTACCTTAATTGAATGTCATGTAAATTTAGATTTAGAAGGATTTGAAGACATGGATCCCGAGTCTCAAGAACCAACTGGAATTAAACTACCTTATATTGTAACTGTAGAAATAGCTTCCAGAGAAGTTTTATCAATCAGAAGAAATTACCAAATTGAAGATCCGCAAAAATTAAAAATTGAATATTTTGTTCACTTTAAATTTTTACCGGGTCTAGGTTTTTATGGATTAGGTTTAATTCATATGATTGGTGGTTTATCAAGAACCGCAACAACCGCGTTACGTCAACTATTGGACGCAGGTACATTAAGTAATTTACCTGCAGGGTTTAAGCAAAGAGGCATTCGTGTAAGAGACGAAGCCCAAGCAATACAACCTGGTGAATTTAGAGATGTGGATGCTCCTGGTGGAAACATCAGAGATGCATTTATGCCTCTTCCTTTTAAGGAGCCCTCGCAAACATTACTCTCATTAATGGGTATTGTCGTACAGGCAGGGCAACGATTTGCCGCCATAGCTGACATGCAGGTCGGGGACGGCAACCAGCAGGCCGCTGTTGGGACGACCATAGCCCTGTTAGAGCGAGGCTCACGGGTCATGTCAGCCATACATAAAAGATTGTATGTGGCGATGAAGCAGGAATTTCAGTTACTAGCTGGAGTTTTTAAAACTTATTTACCACCAGAATATCCTTATGATGTCGTAGGAGCAAACAGGAATATTAAAGTTTCAGATTTTGATGATAAAGTGGATATTATCCCAATTGCAGATCCTAATATATTTTCTCAAACACAAAGAATTACTATGGCCCAAACAGAATTACAGCTTGCAATGGCAAATCCACAATTACATAATTTATATGAAGCGTTTCATGACATGTATCAAGCAATTGGAGTGAAAGATGTTGATAAAATACTTCCTCCACCTCAACCACCGTCTCCAATGGACCCGGCAGTTGAAAATATTTTGGCAATGTCTAATAAACCTTTTCAAGCTTTTAAAGGTCAGGACCATCAGGCGCATATTACAACCCATTTAAATTTTATGTCGACAAATTTAGCTCGAAATAATCCTGTTGTACTCGGTGCACTTGAAAAAAACATTTTTGAACACATTTCTATGATGGCACAAGAGCAGTTAGAAGTAGAAATGAGAGAAGAAATTGCTCAATTGACACAATTGCAACAACAACTCCAAGCGAACCCAATGATGCAGCAAAATCCGCAAGTTCAACAACAATTAATGCAGATGTCAATGGCGCTAGAGTCTAGAAAAGCTAAATTAATTGCCGAAATGATGCAAGAATTCATGGAAGAAGAAAATAAAATCATGGGACAATTTGGAAATGACCCAATTGCTAAATTAAAAGCAAGAGAACTAGATTTAAGAGCTATGGATGATTCTAAAAAACGAGAACAAGACCAAGAAAAAATTAATTTGGACAGATCTAAGCAAATGATGGGTCAAGATCAGTTTGATGAAAAATTAGAACAAAATGAAGAGCTGGCTGAACTGAGAGCTGAGACATCCCTGACAAAACAGGAAATGTCTAATGACTTCAAAAGGGAACAAGATCGGTTTAAACAAAGAGACGTAAGAATCTTGAAAGGTCCTAGAAGATAGTATACAATTAAACAAGGAGAAAATATGACAAAACAACCTACTGAGAAAACATTACACACTAGCGGAAAAGTACTGGGAGTGGGCAAAGATGGTTATTCAACTGGTGGTATTAAAATTGAAGCTACTGATCCTACTGAAACTCAAACGGTTACCGTTAAAGGTACAAAACGTATGAGAGCAGATAAAAAACCAGTTAAAGCCAAGTGGTTCTAATATGTGGTTCAGTGCAATTAAACTTGCTTTAAACGCAGGTACGCATATATACAAAAAGCGTCAAGAGACAAAGATGGCTATGGCTGATGCACAGCACATGCACGCCGTTAAAATGTCTCGCGGCGAGGAAGCTTACCAGGGCAAACTTTTAGAAGCCCGTCAAAACGACTACAAGGACGAGGTCGTTTTAGCGATTCTCACACTCCCCATAATAATTTTGGCCTGGGGGGTTTGGTCGGACGATCCGGCCGCTATGACCAAGATAAAAGTGTTCTTCGAGCATTTCCAGGCGTTGCCATCATGGTTTACTAATTTATGGATTTTAGTCTGCGCCAGCATTTTTGGTATTAAGGGGACTCAAATATTCAGGAACGGTAAAGGGAAAAAATAAGGTGGACACTAAGTAGTAAAAAACATATAAGGAGATATTATGTCTAAAAAATCAAGACGAAGAAATAAAAGATTATTAATGCTAGCGGCATTAGCAGGTGGCGCAGCTTTGATGGGAAGAGGTAAAAAGAAGTTTGGAACTGATGCAGGATTTTTAAAATCTGCAGCAGCAGGTGGTGCTAGGTTATCCACTCCTCCTATACATGGAACTGATCATATTCCTGTTGAACAGAAAGTAGTTGAAGACACTCCAGCAATCAACGATACTAGATTTAGAACTAGACATAGAATCACAGATTCAGCGGGTAATACTATTCCAAGTACAAACAAAATGGTTAATATTGCAAGAATGAATGCACCTAAAGGTATATATCCTCCAGGTAGTGTTCCAATGCCAAGAACAGGAGTCCATCCTAGATCTGCCAGAGGAAGTATAATTGGAAGATATAAAAAAGGTGGAAGAGTTACTGGAATTGCAAAACGTGGTTTTGGTAGAGCCTTAATGAAGGGGAAAAAATAATGAGACAAAATGGAGTAAGATCACCAGTAAGATTTCCTTATTCTCAAGGAATGAAAAAAGGTGGCAAAGTTAAGAAACAAGGTTACACAGATAGAAAAGATGAATCCATTGCAATGAGAATTAAAAAGAAAAGAACTCCTGCTCAGTTGAAAGCGAGCAGAGATGAGTCTTACGGCAAATGGGGTTCTTCAGCTAAAAAATCTGGAAAAATAAATAAATAAGATGGGTGATATATCTAAAAGAGGAAAAGGAATAGTTAGAGTTCGTAAGCAGTTAGGTGGTCCTATGAGTACTGCTCGTAGAGATATGACTCATGGATATTATCAACCTGATATGGGAATGCGTGGTGGTCAAATGTATCGTGGTGGCGGAGTCGTTAAGAAAAAAGGCAGCATTGGTGTTGCTTTAAAACATGGTGGCAGAATTGGAAAACAAACAGGTGGACGAACTAACTTGTTGGAAGAACTTGGTCGTGTTGAAGCTGAACCTTCAAATGCAAATAGAAGAGCTGAAATAAGTAGAGTTCATGGTGAATTAAACAGAGGTTATAAAAGTGGTGGAAGAATTGGGCTTAAAAAAGGTGGCTCTGATAAAAATTGGATTCAAGACGTTAACAAATCAATCAAAAAACGTGGAACTAAAGGAAAGTGTACACCTATTACTAAACCAGGTTGTACAGGAAGAGCAAAAGCTTTAGCAAAGACATTTAAAAAGATGGCTAAAAAAAGAAAGGGCTAATTGCCATTTAAATCAGAAAAACAAAGAAGATATCTCTGGAAGAAAGAACCGGCGATAGCTAGAAAGTGGACGAAAAAGTACGGAAGTAAACCCGTGAAAAAAGGAAAAAGGAGGAAAAAATAATGGAGGATCTAGTATTTATAAGTAAGGTACAGAGAATTATCAAAATGCGTCATGATGATGTTATTGCTGCTATGGTTTCAGGCGGTGTTGACAATATGGAAAAATATCAGTATATGTTAGGACAGATACGAACGTATCAATATTTAAGTCAGGAAATATCCAGCCTGCTAGAAAAAAAGGAGCAAAAAGAAGATGGCGGAAAAATTGTCAGTATCAAAGGGAACAACAAAGATCCACTTACCCCCTAAGGGTTTAGTTGGAGTTGAACCTTCTAAAAAAGAACAAGATTTAACCTCAGAATCAGCAAAGCTTCCCACACCAACAGGATGGAGAATTTTAGTTTTACCTTTTAAACAAAAAGACAAAACGAAGGGTGGAATTATAATTACTGATAGTACAATAGAAAAATCTCAAGTAGCATCAACTTGCGGTTTAGTTCTTGCGACAGGACCACATTGTTATGATAAGGAAAAATTTCCAGAAGGTCCCTGGTGCAAGAAAGGTGATTGGATTATCTTTGCAAGATATGCCGGATCACGAATTAAAATAGATGGGGGTGAGATAAGACTTCTAAATGATGATGAAGTTTTAGCGACCGTGGAAAACCCTGAAGATATATTCCACGAATTTTAACCATAGGAGAAACTATGCCAGAAGACAAAGAAGAAAAAACAGTAGATATAGATACTTCAGGACCTGAAGTAGATGTAGCTTTACCAGAAGAGAAAGAACAATCAGTAACACAGGAGGAAACAAATGCAGAAACTGATAATAAAGACAGTGATAAGTCCGATGATTCATCTGAGAAATCTGATGAGCAGTTGGATGCTACACCGAGCGAACCAGAAACTAAGGAAGAAACTCCAGAAGAAGGGAGTAGTAAGCCAACAGACGACAGTAGCCCAATTGAAGAATATTCTGAGGGGGTTAAGAAAAGAATAGCCAAGCTTACTAAACGTATGCGTGAAGCTGAAAGACAACGAGAAGAAGCTGTGTCTTATGCTAAACGTGTTCAAGGAGAAAGAGACCAATTAACTAGAGTTGCTACAGATTTAGATAAAAACTACGCAGATGAAATGGAAGGAAGAATTTCTTCTTCATTAGCGGCAGCACAAGCTAAATTAGGAGCAGCTAGAGAACAGAGCGATGCTAAAGCTGAAGTAGAGGCTTTAACCGCAATTTCTCAATTAGGTTATGAACAAGGCAAATTAGCAGAACTCAAAACCCAGCATAAAATGGAAGAGACAGCTTCTAAAAAAGAGACTAGTAAACTAGATCGCCCTATCAGAGCCCCACAAACCCCTCCACCAGATCCTAAAGCGGAAGCCTGGGCGGAGAAAAATGAGTGGTTTGGTAAAGATAATGCCATGACATATACTGCTTTTGATCTACATAGAAAACTTACTGAAGAGGAAGGGATTGACCCTAAATCTGATGAATATTATGAGGAAGTTGATAAAAGAATAAGACTTGAATTTCCCCACAAATTTGGTAATAAGAATGTAGTAGAAAAAACGACTAGCAAACCTACACAAAACGTTGCCTCTGCAACGCGTAGTTCAAGAACGGCAGGTCGCAAAACGGTAAGACTCACACCTTCCCAAGTAGCAATTGCTAAAAAATTAGGTGTGCCACTAGAAGAATATGCGAAACAACTTATAAACACGCAGGAGGCGTAGGCATATGAAAAAAGAAAAAAACACTTCCCGTGCGAGCCAAACCAAAAAAGAAACGCGTAAGAGAGTTTGGACTCCACCGTCGTATTTAGATACACCCAACGCGCCAAATGGATTCCGACACAGATGGGTCAGGATTGAAATTTTGGGATTCGTTGACACGAAAAACGTACAAGGTCGCTTAAGATCCGGGTACGAATTAGTGAGAGCAGACGAATATCCAGAAGGTGATTTCCCAGTAATCCAGGATGGCAAATACACAGGGGTGATCGGACACGGAGGCCTAGTGCTGACTAGAGTACCGGAAGAGATCGCGCAGTCAAGACAAGAATATTTTGCTCAACAAGCAAAAGATCAAATGACTGCAATGGATAACGATTTATTGAAGGAACAGCATAAGAGTATGCCGATCGAAATTGATCGACAGTCTCGTACAACCTTCGGTGGTACAAAGAAGTAATTACTTCTCGGGATAACAACCAATTCCCTACCAGCGATTAAATTAACCGCAAACTATGAAAATAGTTTGTTAAGGAGAAAACTATGGCTAACTCGTCATCGACTGGGTTTGGATTCAAACCCATCAAACAGTACGGGAACAATTACGAGAACATGGGTTTAGGTGAATATCCTATTGACGCGTCTTCAACTGCGATCTACTTTCAAGATTTAGTAGCTCAAGCAGCAACTGGATACGTGGTTGTAGGTGGCGCTGGGGTCGAAGACCTTATCGGTTCACTAAACGGTGTTTTCTACACTGATCCTACTACTAGTAAGCCGACATGGAAGAACTATTACGATGGTAACGCCGCTTCTGATATAACTGCGCTGGTTAATGACAGCCCGTTACTTCAGTACGAAGTTAGAAGTAATAACTCGAGTGCATCGGCACAGACTGACGTTGGACTGACTGCTGATTTAGCGTACTCAGCTGGGGTAACACCTAACTGGGTTTCTAGAGCTACTCTAGATGACAGTACGTTAACGACTAGTGTTCAACAAGTCAAAGTAATCGGAGTATCAAAAGATCCTGCTAATAAGGATTTAACATCTGCAAACGTTGTTTGGAGAGTTATTCTTAATCAGACTTTCTTTGCTGATACTTCAGGGGTATAATAGGAGATTTAAATTATGGCTATATCACGTAATCAACTAGTTAAAGAACTAGAGCCGGGTTTGAATGCACTATTCGGCCTGGAATACAAACAGTACGAAAATCAAGCAAGTGAGATTTACGTTACTGAATCATCTGACAGAGCTTTCGAAGAGGAAGTTATGTTGTCAGGTTTCGCTCAAGCACAAGTAAAACCAGAAGGTTCCGGTGTTACATACGATAACGCTCAAGAAACTTTCACAGCTAGATACACTAACGAGACAATTTCTCTCGCTTTTGCTATCACTGAGGAAGCAATTGAAGATAATTTGTATGACAGACTGGCTTCTAGATATACAAAAGCGTTAGCGAGATCGATGTCACAAACAAAACAAGTTAAAGGTGCTGTACCTTTGAATACTGGATTACCGTCATTGACGGGATTCACTTCAGGGGACGGTTCACAATTATTTGCTACGAGCCACGTAACTATTGCTGGCACAGTTTCAAATACTTTAGCTACACAAGCTGACTTAAACGAAACTTCATTAGAACAAGCATTGATAGATATCGCTGCTATGACTGATGAAAGAGGTTTAAAAATTGCAGCTAAGGGTGTAAAAATGATTGTGCCACCTGCTAACCAATTTACTGCTGAGAGATTGATGAAATCTCAAGGTAGAGTTGGTACGGCTGACAATGATATCAATGCAGTCAAATCTATGGGAATGATTCCTCAAGGTTATAGAGTGAACAATTTCTTAACTGATACTGACTCTTGGTACATTACTACAGATGTTCCCAATGGGATGAAACACTTTAACAGAGCTCCTCTTACTACTAAGATGGAAGGGGACTTTGATACTGGCAACGTTAGATACAAAGCTAGAGAAAGATACGTTTTTGGCGTATCTGACTATAGAGGTATCTTCGGTGTCGAAGGTGCGTAATCAATAAAATTTTGTGGCGGGACATAGTCTCGCCACAATTTAATTTTAGAAAGAAAAATGCGACAATTTCTAGTAAATATCTGGGCTTACGATCATCACGCTAAATTTAAAGTTTTAGCTGAAGATAATGCTGAGTCTATTGAAAAAGCAGTCCTTGACAAAATTGGAGAAAAGAGTATAAAATGGGAATCAACGGGAATGTTTAGAGAAACCCGTCGCATAACATACGAGGAGTTAGTTGATGATACTAGACCTGTACAGTACGAAACGGTCCTTGGAGTTGAAGTGGCAGTTGGAGTATGAGCAAAGTGGCAAATATACTCTTAACATGGTCCAAATTGATAACGCTATTAAAGACGTTATTACTGAGATCAAAGCCGAGGAGTCGAAGATTGCAGATAGAGAAAATGCAATTAGGGATTCTGCACCCGAAGTTTCTGTGGCTACTTAGATAAACGCCACATCGCTGAAATTCTATATTTCTTACACGCCCTCTTGCGCTCTACTCAAATTTAATATATATTTTAATCACTATACAATTATTAATTAGATATAGACGCGTATAGTCGACGGCCTAGAGACTATATCTACATTAACTAGGAGGATTATAATTATGGCAAAAACAAACTTTTCGGGACCTATTACAACAGGACCGATACAAGTAAATACGGGTACAACTGTTGGGACAAATGTTAGAGATGCTGCGTTCGTTTTGAACAAAATGTCTTTTCCATTTGACTTCAATGACTTTATAGTTACGACTGATGCGGATAGATTAGCACTAGCTGCATCTAACCCATCATCAACAACTACTGTTACATTAGTAGACGCTACTCAAAATGTTCCGGGCATTACTGCTTCGGGAGGTTTTGAAGCCGCATCTATTATCACAGTTACATCAGGTAGTTCTGATTCAGGAACAAATGCAGTTATTACGGGAACAGATGTTCTTGGTAATGCACAAACAGAAACTTTAGCTTTAAGTACATTAGTATCTTCAGTTAAAACTTATAAAACTGTTACATCTATTGTTCTCGATGCTGGTTCAGCAGGAACTATTGCTGTAGGAATACTTGAAGCTGGATTAATTTCTTGGGCATGCAGATCATTGTTCAACGAAAATCCGTTGTCTCAAACATCTTCTACAACTGATAAGAACTTAGCAAACAATATTGTGATTCCACCATTTTCTAGAATTACAAATATTAATTGGATTGTAAATACAGCTTTCGATACAGCTGGATTTGACGTTCAAATTGGTGCCAACGTCGCGCAAGCAGCAGGTGCTACTTTAAACAGTCACGATCTAGATTATTTTGCAGGTGCAGCTGACAATGATGTTAGAACTATTGCGAGTCATCATATTCCACTTGTTATGGAACAGACAGCAGCTCAAATGACAAACTGTATGAATGTTTCTGATGATGATGCGAGTGGCTATGAAATAGATAAAGTTGTTATCTTTACTGCTTCAACTGACGACATCTTAAGCGCTGGTAGTGGTGTGTTGAGTGTTGAATGGCTACAAAAAGTAAACGGAACTAACTAATAAATTATTCTAAGCTCCTTCGGGAGCTTAGAGAATTAGGAGAACAAAATTATGCCAAATGTATCGGCGGTAAAAGCCAAATTTTTTGAACCGCAAGGTGCTGATACGGATATAGTATCAGCAGTAGCTTCAGCTACATCTTTAGTTATAGCTGACGCAGGACCTTACGGAAATCTTACGGAAACAATAACTGTTACATCCCCTAGTGGTAATAACACTGGGATCACTTTCTCAATAGTGGGAACTGATGGTAATGGGGATGCTCAAACAGAGACTGGAGTAACAGGACCGGGAGCAGGACTGACAGTATCTTTTACAGATAAATATAAAACAGTAACTAGTATTACTGCTTCAGGAGGTATTACAACTTCTATTTCAGCTGGAATACTGGGAACAGGAGACCTTACTGGAGTTGTATTTGCAGGAAGAACGAGAATCAGAGGAATAACAGGTACAAGTAAAGCTGTTGCTGGAAATATAAGCTTTACAAATACTTCAATAACAGGAACTGCTTTATTAACGATTCCTACAACTGGCGCAGTGTCTTCTATAGACCCTTATATTCCTGATAATGGGGTATTGTTTGATGCAGGAGCTTATATAACCGTACCAGCAACTTCTGTAACAGGTGTAACAGTCTACTATGACGGGTAGGGTTAGATGGCTAACACTACTTCAGGCTCTTATACTTTCGACAAAACTTTTTCGATTGACGAAATAATCGAAGATGCTTACGAGAGAATAGGTTTACAAAACGTTTCAGGTTATCAATTAAGAACTGCCAAAAGATCTTTAAATATTTTATTTCAAGAATGGGGTAATAGAGGACTTCATTATTGGGAAGTTGAAAATCAAAATCTTCCATTAGTTGATTCTCAAACCACATATACTTTTTATCGTACCGCTGCTGATGGTACTTCTGATGGTATTAATACTACTTTAACAGCAGGAATTAATGCCTCCGTTGCAACTATTCCAGTGGCGTCTGTTACAGGACTGCCTCCTTCAGGAACTATTATTATTAACTCTGAAGAAATTACTTACGCAGCAATATCTTCTTTGAATTTAACTGGGTGTGTCCGAGGTGTTAATAGCACAACTGCCGCAACTCATAGTACAAGTGATGCTGTTTTACAGTTTATAAGAGGAATGGATGATGTCTTAGAAGCAAATTATAGAGTAAAAGCTACTACTGTTGATACTCCAATGACTCAGATTAACCGATCTCAGTATCAAGCTTTTTCTAATAAAACTGCTAAAGGCCTTCCTACTCAATACTGGGTCCAAAGATTTATAGATAAAGTTACTATGACTTTTTATTTAACTCCCGGTGCGGCTCAAGACGGTAATTACATTAATTTTTATTACACAAGAAGAATTCAAGATGTTGGGGATGCGTATACAAATGCGACAAATGTTCCCTACAGGTTTGTACCTTGTATGGTTTCTGGTTTAGCATTTTTTTTATCACAAAAAAATCCGGTTGCTCCTCAAAAAGTACAAGAAATGAAACTGTTATATGAAGATGAATTAGCGAGAGCTTTATCAGAAGATGGCGCTTCAACTAGTACTTATATAGCACCTAAAATTTATTACCCAGGAACATAATGACTTCATTTTCACAAGGTAAATTTGCATTAATGATTTCAGACCGCTCTGGAATGGCATTTCCGTATAACGAAATGGTGAGAGAGTGGAATGGGGCATGGGTTCATACTTCTGAATTTGAACCTAAACAGCCTCAACTTCAACCTAAACCTACAAGTGCTGATCCACAGGCGCTGCAACATGCAAGACCGTCAAGAACAGCTTTACCAACTCCAGCACCGCTGGACACTGTTCCATTTTCAACTGCTGGAACTACAACCCTAACGGTTAATGAAAACAGACATCACAGAAAAACTGGAGATGCGGTAAGATTTTATCAGGTTAAGGAACCTGTTGGTGGGGTTTCAATGGCAGCTTTAGAACTGAATACAACTTTAAATGGAAATATTACTTCTACAGCTACAACAATTACTTTAACCGATGCATCAGAATTTCCTACCAGTGGGTACATTGTGATTGAAAAAGTAGATAGTACGACAGGAGCTATGGTAAGTGAAACTATTGAATATACTGGGAAGTCCAGTAATGATTTAACTGGATGCACACGAGGAACAGCGGCTCCTTCTTATGGCACCACTCCAATAAGTACCACAGCAGGTTCTCATTCTTCAGGTGCAAAAGTTTATGGATCGTATATAATAACTATCGTGGAATCATCATTTACAAATGATGCTAATAGTGTTGAAACTTATAGTAACAGTTTTACCTGTACATTAGTTAACGCTGCAACAGGTACAGCAACAGGAGGAGGCTTTTTCGTTTTCGGCGGACCCGTAAACGATAGACCGTAATGATTAAATTTTTAAAATTTTTATGGAAGAAATGTTTTGGTGGTATGGGAGATTCTAGGATTAAAAATACTCCAGATGCTATGCCTGTAGTAATACTTAAACCAAAACCGAAGCCCACACATTGTCTGTCACACAACAGATTTAAAAAAAGTTGTTTTAATTGTCAGGAGGCTATTAAATAATGGCTGGATATACACTCTCAGCATTAGAAGGTGACGTTAGAAGTTATACTGAAGTAAGCAGTACTGTTTTAACTGGTGCTATTCTAGGCAGATTTATAGAAAATGCAGAATATAGAATTTTTTATGATGTTCCAATAGATGCATATAGATATGTAAAAGAAGGTCAATTTGCAGCTGATGACAATACTTTAAATGTTCCTGGTGCCGGAACCCATGGACTTACTGGAACAGTATTTGTAAGAGGAATAGAAGTTTTTAATAGTACCGCTAATACAGAAGGTAAAGGAACATGGCTTATTAAAAAAGATCAAACTTATCTGTCAGAATATACTGATAGATTAACTGGGCCAGAAGGAAATTTAACAGCTCAAGATGTTACTGGATTACCTAAATATTATGCTATGTTTGGGGGTGCTACAGGTACCTTAGACACTACTTCAGGCGGGATATATATAGCTCCCACTCCTGATCTAGCCTATAGATTTAGAATATATGTTGATAAAGTACCTAAGAGCCTAGCAACACAGACAAGTGGAACCTATGTAAGTCAGTATTTCCCAAATGGACTTTTATATGCTACTCTCGTAGAAGCATATGGATTTTTAAAAGGTCCTATGGATATGTTGACATTATACGAGAATAAATATAAACAAGAGGTAGCAAAATTTGCGGGTGTACAAATTGGTAGAAGACGAAGAGATGACTATACAGATGGTACTGTTCGGATCCCTATCAAATCACCCAGCCCGTAGTATAGGAGATTTTTATGGCAATAGCATCGGAAATTTGTAACAGTTTTAAACAAGAAATTTTAGTAGAAGGTCACAATTTTACTGGTAGTACAGATCAATTTAAATTAGCTTTGTATTCAAGTAATTCAGCAAGTTTAGGTAAAGCAACAACTCAATGGACAGTAGCATCTGATCCAACTGCAGACCCTACAAATACATACGAAGTTACAACAACAGGTTCAGGTTATACAAGTGGCGGAAACGATTTAACAAGTACAACACCAGTAGTAAATGGTGACAGTGCATGTTGTTTATTTGCAACTACAAGTTGGGGATCAACTGCGTCGTTCACAGCGAGAGGTTGTTTAATTTATAATGAAACAGCATCTGACAAATCCGTATGTTCAATAAATTTTGGTGCTGATAAAACTGTAACAACTGGAACTTTTACAATTGAATTTCCAGCACAAACAGCGGGCAACGCAATTATTGAAATAACATAAGGAGCTCTTCCTTATGGCTAATACTTGGAATCAAGCCTTAACAACCTGGGGTCAGAATACTTGGGGTCAACAAGCTGATGTCACTCTTACATTAACAGGTCAATCTTTAACTTCTACGCTAGGTACGGTGGTAGCTTACAATGCTGTCGGGTGGGGCCGTGATACATGGGGCTTTGAAAACTGGGGAGAAAGTGGAATTGATATAACTCTAACTGGTTTATCAGCAGCAACAGCTGTTGGAACTTTAACAACAGAAGTAAAACCTGGTTGGGGTACACTTAACTGGGGTGAAAATGGTTGGGGTTCTGTTGAAAGTGCCACAGAAACTTTAGTAGGTTTATCTGCAGCTTCATCGGTTGGAAGTTTTACAATTCCAGATCAGATAATGACTCTCGTAGGTCTTCCAGCTGATACCGGTACTCCTGGTACACTTACCGTAAGCTCAAGTCTTACATTTACTTTAACAGGTATTCCAGCTGCATCAGATGTTGGAGCTTTAACTCCTGCAGATGTTATGGGTCTCACAGGCCTTTCAGCTGATACAGGTACTCCTGGAACCCTTACTACTACTCAACTTACGGTTGCTAGTTTAACAGGTATTGAAGCTGAATCAGATGTTGGATCAATAACTATTTCATCAAATCCCTTCGTAGCTTTAACAGGTATATCAGCTGCTTCTTCTTTAGGTACTGTCTCAGCTTTACCAGTAACTTTACAAACTTTAACAGGCATTTCAGCTGCCTCATCTGTTGGAACGGTTACTACAACCCAACTTACGAATGGCAGTTTAGTAGGACTGGGATTATCAGCAACGGCCTCACTTGGTATATTAGGTATTAGGGCTTATAAAGATATTGATATTACCGGCAATACATCATATAGTGATGTTGACATAACGGGAAATACGTCTTATACAGATGTAGATCACGTAGCTTAGGAGAAAATATATGGCATCAAATTATAATGCATTAGGTTTCAACTTAATGACTACTGGTGAAAACGCCGGTACATGGGGAACAAATACTAATCTAAATTTAAATTATCTAAGAGACATGTTTGGGTGGGTATCTATCGCATTAACTGCCGACAGAACTTTAACTATACCTGATAACTCTACTGGAACTTATGATGGTAGAGCGATGATCATAGAACTTACAGGATCGACTGCTGGAAACAGAATTTTAGATATTGCTGATGAAGCAGGATCTGGATCTTCTCCTGGTGGAACAGCTGATATTTTAAAACCATTCTTAGTTATAGATAAAACAACTAGAGCGGCTGGAAACACAATTACATTTAAAGTCACAGGAGCAACAGGGATACTTATTCCTAAATATGGTAGTGTTTTCTGTTATCATGATGGAACAGATATTCGTAGTTCCGGATTGGTAGGTACTAGAAGTGGTGCTGGAGCAGTAGCGGCTCAAGCAGCATATACCTTACCCGCAGCTGATGGATCAGCAGATCAAATATTATCAACAGACGGCTCAGGAGAGATGAGTTTTGTAACTCCTGCGGCAGCAGGAATATCAACAGGGAAAGCTATTGCAATGGCAATGATTTTCGGATAAAAAACAAAAGGAATTAAATTATGGCAAACCCAAATATAGTAGCAGTAACAAGTATCTATGGTGGTAATTACGGTTGGAACCTAACTGCTGGTTTAACGGATACATTACTTACAGTAGATGCAGAAAAATTATTAAAAATAAATAGAATCGTATGTACAAATGTTGATGGTTCAACAGCGTATGATTTAGATTTATTTATTGATGGACTGGGAACAGCAGCAGCTAATGGATTAACTCCAACTGCCGCAGATGCAACAGTATATCTAGCAAAAACAATTTCAATTCCCGCAGACGCTTCATTAGTTGTATCAGACACACCAATTTATTTAATGGAAGGCGATATTCTAAAAGGCGGTGGTTCTACACTTAATAAATTAGATTTATTCATATCATATGAAGTTTTAGACGACGCTTAGGAGGTTTAAATTATGGCCCATTTCGCAGAACTTAAATCAAAAGTCGATCCTACAGGACATACTGCTAACACACTACAAGTAGTAGAAAGAGTAATTGTTGTAGGCAATGATATTCCTGCCGGTAGTGGAACCCTTGTAGATAATGATATGCATATTGATGGAGAATCATGGTGTATTGATTTTTTCAAAGGTGGAACTTGGAAACAAACTTCTTATAATCATAATTTTAGAAAACAATATGCAGGGAGAGGTTTTACTTATGACTCTGCAAAAGATATATTTATTCAACCTCAACCATTCGCATCTTGGGCATTAGATGGAAATGATGATTGGCAAGCACCAGTTCCTTTTCCAACTGATACTACAGATAAACATATTGGTTGGGATGAAGACAATCAACAATGGACTGCAATAGACATCACAGATCCAACAAATAATTTCAACTGGGACGCATCCGGACTAACTTGGGTGTCCGCGTAGGAGACTTAAGACATGGCCACAATTTCTTCCACTAACGGCGGCATAATCGGAAAAACAAATAACACTTCCTTCGGAAAGTGCATAGTTACAACTACAACTTGCACAGGGTGTTTTACTACAGGATCAGGAACAAGAGTGCTTGCGGCTGTTGTTGTAGCTGGCGGTGGTGGCGGTGGAAGAGATAACGGTGGTGGCGGCGGTGCCGGTGGACTCATTCTACACCCCGGAATAGCAGTTTGTACATCTACAGCTTATTCAATGGTTGTTGGTGGCGGTGGAGCCGGAAGAACTAATAACTGCGCTCAAGGATGTACCGGAACAGATACAACAGGTTTTACTTTAACAGCTAAAGGTGGTGGCGGTGGGGGAATAGGTAATCCTAGTGCACCCGTTGGTCCAGGAACTACTGGAGGTTCGGGAGGTGGCGCTGGAGCAACTGATTCACCAGGTATGACAGGTGGACCTTCAAATCAATCTGCTGAACCAGGGGATTCTGGAACTTATGGGTTTGGATATGCTGGCGGAGCCGGTGGAAACTCACCAGTCAGACATAGTGGTGGAGGTGGTGGAGCAAGTGCAGTCGGAACTAAAGGTTCTCCTCCAACTGGTAAAGGTGGACCAGCTGGTGCTGGAAAAGATATTACTCCGGTTTTCGGAGGATCAGGATCAGATTATCCTAATTGTGGGGTTTACGCTGGCGGTGGTGGCGGTGGATCAATAACTAATGGACCAGGCGGAACAGCTAATGGTGGTGGCGGCAGAGGTGGTGGTTGCGGAACTCCCGGAAGTGGAGCAGGTGAAGCAGGAACAGAAAACACTGGTGGTGGCGGAGGTGGTTCTGCTAATTGGCCAGGAGCAATCCAGCCCGGTGGAAATGGTGGTAAAGGTGTAGTAGTTACAAAAGAATTAGATAAAGCAGATGGTGTGTGGTCAATGAAATCACAATTTGAAGCAAGAGAAGCTGGAACGTGGCCAAAATTTTTATTAACTTATGCAATGGATTATTTAGTTATTGCCGGTGGTGGTGGCGGTGGTAGTAATGGTAACTGGAGCGGTACTTTTGGTGGTGGTGGAGCTGGAGGTTATAGAGAATCAGATGGAACAAATACTGGTTCTTATGCTACCTCTCCATTAGGATCAGGAGTAGCTGGTTTTCCAGTATTCTACGAAGGAGCTTATACAATCACTGTTGGTGCAGGTGGTGCTACTGGATTTCCACTTGGAGCTAACGGACAGAATTCAACTTTTCATACAATAACATCGGATGGTGGCGGTGGATCCGGAGGATCTCAATTCCCTGGCGGTTCATTACCTAATGGTGCGGCTGGAGGATCTGGTGGTGGAGCTGGCGGTGGTGGTAATACTGGTGGTGCAGGAAATACGCCTCCTATAAGTCCTCAACCTCAAGGTAATCCTGGAGGTAATAGTGGAACATGGCCTGGTACATACGGCGGTGGTGGTGGCGGTGGTGCTGGTGGCGCAGGAACTCCCTCTACACCAGGTGAAGGTTATGGAACAGCAGGTGCGGGAATTGCTACTTCAATAACAGGAGCGTCAGTAACAAGAGCAAGTGGTGGTGCAGCGCATGGAAATACTGGTGGTCAAGGACCAGCTGTACCAGGTGGTGGTGGAGGTACAGGATCTGGAAATACACCGGCTAATGCGGGTGCACCAGGAACAGGTGGAGGTGCCTCAGGTCTACAATCTGGAGGTGGTGGTGTAGTTATTGTAAGATTTCCTTCTGCTTCTACTTTAGCAGTAGCGCCTGGATCTAATGCAACTTCAACAGCCCCAGGTGGAGAAAAAGTTGCTACCTTTACTGTTACAGGAACTTTAACTGTTTCATAATTGATCTAGATCAATTCTCTTTACTCTCTATTTAAATTAAGATAAAACATATGTATAAAGACATATGAACTTAACTAACTATTATTGGTATTTTCAATCAGCCATTCCTGAAAGGATCTGTAATGATATTGTACGTTATGGAAAATCTTTACAAGATCAGTTGGCTACTACGGGGGGTTTTGGAGATCCAAAAAAATTAAATCAAAAACAAATTAAAGATTTAAAAAAGAAAAGAGATTCAGATGTTGTTTGGATGAGTGATCGTTGGATTTATAGAGAAGTTCAACCTTATATTCATCAAGCTAATGCAAGTGCGGGTTGGAATTTTGAGTGGGATTACTCCGAATCTTGTCAATTTACAAAATATAACAAAGGTCAGTATTATGATTGGCATTGTGATGGATGGGATAAACCTTATCATGCACCTAATCAACCTAGTCATGGAAAAATTAGAAAACTATCTGTAACTGTTTCTTTATCCGATCCTAAAGAATATAAAGGTGGTGAATTAGAATTTGATTTTAGAAACTCAGATCCTGATAAAAAACCTAACATACATAAATGCAAAGAGATACTTCCTAAAGGATCTTTAGTAGTGTTTCCTGGGTTTGTGTGGCATAGAGTATGTCCAGTTACAAAAGGATCAAGACATAGTTTAGTAATCTGGAATTTAGGACAGCCTTATAAATGAAAATTACTATTTTAGGAAGAGGAAATGCAGGCTGTTTAACCGCTTTGCATTATGCTTATTATGCTCGTAAAAGAAAAGATATTTCCATTGAACTACTTTATGATCCTAATATTCCTCCTGAAAAGGTAGGACAAGCCACTCTCTTAGAACCCCCTCAACTTTTATGGGCAGCTCTTGGGATCAATTGGTATGATAACCCTATTAATGCTACTCCTAAATTTGGAATTTTATACGAAAACTGGGGAAAGAAAAACGATAAAGTCTTTCATCCTTTTAGCCTCCATTCAGTCGGTCTTCAATACCATCCTGCTAAATTACAAGATACTATTTTAAAATCTAAATATTTTAAGGTGAGAGAAAAACATATTGATAACTATGAACAAATTGATTCAGACTATATTTTTGATTGTCGCGGTAGACATATAACTAATTGGGAAGACTATACAATGCTCGACAATCCTTTAAATGCTGTTCTTTTAGGAGAAGGAAAATCTAAGGCCTCTGATATCAATTGGACACGCGCTGTAGCTACTCCTGATGGATGGACTTTTGTTATTCCCAACACTACCAATACTACTTCTTATGGTTACCTTTAT